CTATTATAAAAAAATATTTTCAAAAAATATTATGGAGTTTATCCAAATATGATAGTAATGTTTCAACAAAGATTATACAGCCGGATCCTTTGCAACCACCGCAACCACCGCAACCACCGCAACCACTAATACAAACCGAAGAAGAAACACAATTGGAATTAGTGACTCAACGAGCAAATGTAGAAGAATTAACAAAACGACTTCCGAATACAAAAGCAATTAATATTAAAAGTTCACAATACTATTTAAATAATCGCGAATATTTTATTAATTTTATAAATCGGTTATTAGAACCATATAAAAGAAAATTACTAGCCAAAGTAGATGAATATAAATGCGATAAAAGCGGAACGGATTCATTTAGTTTATTAACGCATCAAATGATAGTAAGAGATTATATTAATTTAATAACTCCATATAGAGGATTATTATTATATCATGGATTAGGCTCTGGTAAAACTTGTTCTTCTATTGCGATTGTAGAAGGAATTAAAACAGATAAACAAGTTATGATTATGCTTCCTAAATCATTAGAAGAAAATTATAAACAAGAATTAAAAAAATGCGGAGATATATTATATAGAAATAATCAGTATTGGGAGTTTATTAGTATCAAAACAAATCCAAAATTAAAAGATGCATTAGCTAATGTATTATCTTTGTCTCCTAAAATAATAGAAAAGAATGGAGGAGCTTGGTTTATTGATAAAAACAAACCTCCAAATTATAGCACTTTGGATGTTAGCGAACAAAAAGTTTTAAATGAGCAAATTGACAGTATGTTAAATAATAAATATGTATTTGTTAGATATAACGGATTAAGAGAGAAAAAGTTTGATGAAATGGTTGCACTAGCTAAAGGTAATCCATTTTCAAATAAAGTAATTGTAATAGATGAAGCACATAATTTTGTAAGTAGAATCGTTAATCAAATAAAGCGTCCAACTTCATTAGCAATGAAAATATATAATTATTTGCAAAGTGCTGAAAATACTAAGATTATATTATTAACAGGAACGCCTATTATTAACTACCCACACGAAATTGCAATTATGATGAATATATTGCGCGGAAATATAAATACCTGGCAGCTTAAATTAATCAACGAAGGCAAGTTTAAATTGACAGAAAGCTCATTAGTAAAATTATTTACATCAAAATTAAACTCAAATATTGATTACTTGCGGTTTAAAGCTACTCCGGAACCAATATTAACAATTACTAGAAATCCATATGGATTCTTTTCAACCGTTGATAAAAATACAAATTATTCTGGTGTTGAATTAAATGAAGGTGGAAATATTAGTGATTCTGACTTTATTGCAGTTGTGAGACAAATATTATTAGAAGAAAATATTAAAACAGAAGACTCTTTTATAAGTTTGAAAGCGAATAAATGTTTGCCAGATAATAAAGATGAGTTTAATAAATATTTCTTAGAATCAAGTAAAAAAGGTGAGCCTATTAAGCTTAAAAATATGGAAATGTTTAAACGTCGTATTTTAGGATTAGTTTCTTATTTTCCAGATATAGATGCTTTGCTCCCAAAATATAATAAAAATGACAATTTTAATATCATATTAGTTCCTATGAGCAAATTTCAGTTTGATGAATATGAAAAAGCACGTGCAGAAGAGCGTAAATTAGAACGAAATAATGCTAAAAAAAACGCATTAAAAGGTGCTGGCGATTTGTTTGAGTCTTCCTCAACCTATCGTATTTTCTCTCGTGCATTTTGTAATTTTGTATTTCCTGCGCCAGAGATTGTTAGACCCTTGCCCCGAGATGGCAAATCTATTGGTGATGTTATTAATGATGAAGCAAATGAAGATTTAGTAGATGCCATCTTAGTTCCAAATGATATAGAACAAGAAGGACAAGAAGTGCCAGAAGGACAACTTATTAAAAGCGAAATAACAAGTTATGCTTCAAGAATTATAAAAGCATTAGACACTTTAGATAAGAGACGCGATGAGTTTTTAACACCAGAAAAATTAAGTATTTATAGTCCAAAGTTTTTAAATATATTAAATCGATTACTAGATGATACTTATGAAGGAACTCATTTAATTTACAGTCAATTTAGAACCCTAGAAGGCATAGGTATTTTATCATTAGTATTAAAAGCAAATGGCTTTGCTCAATTTAAAATTGTTAAGGTACAAGGCGAATGGCGATTAAATATAAAAGAAGAGGACATTGCCAAGCCTAAATATATTCTATATACTGGTACAGAACAACCCGATGAAAAGGAGATTTTAAGGAATATATTTAATAGTAATTGGGAGGCATTAGATGCTACAAACACAAAAACATTAAAAGAAGACATTATTAAATTAAATGGTGGAGAGATCGGAGATAAAAATATATATGGATCAATAATAAAAATTATTATGATTACTGCATCAGGTGCCGAAGGCATTTCATTAAGCAATGTGCGTTATGTCCATATTACAGAACCATATTGGCATCCTGTTAGAAATGATCAAGTAATTGGTCGCGCTCGTAGAATTTGTAGTCATAAAAGTTTGCCATTAGAAAAACAAACAGTAGAAGTCTTTTTATATTTAATGGACCTTACAAAAGAATTAGTTGATAATGCATCAAAAGAATTAAAAAAACAAGATAGAAGTGCATTAGATAAAAGTATTTACATGTTTTATAAAACAACAGAAGACCCATATTTAACAAGTGACCAATCTCTTTATGAAATATCAAAACAAAAAGAGAATGTAACTCAAGAAATATTAAAAAATATGAAAGAAGCATCGATTGATTGCAATTTACATAATAGTGTTGGCTCTAGTTCCGAATTAAAATGTTTAAGTTTTGGATCTACAAATACAAACAAATATATATATACTCCATCAATAGAAACAGATGATAAAGATGACGCTAAGAAATTAAATAAACAATCCAAAAAAATAGAAATTAAACCAATTTTAATAACAAACAAAGATGGCTCTAAAATAGAATGTGGCTATAATATATTAGATTTAATACCCGCAAATGAAGATGCCAATAAAGTAGTTGAAACCACTCTCTACACATTAGATTCTATCAAATTAAATAATCCTGTTATATTAGGAACTATTTCTTTTAAAAATATTTCTCTCGCAGGCGAACCTCCAAACTATGAAAAATATCAAATAAATATCAAATAAATATCAAATAATTAGCTTTCTCTATTTGGCATTTCAACTCTATTAAGCATTTCAACTCTATTCGGCATTTCAACTCTATTTGGCATTTCAACTCTATTTGGCATTTCAACTCTATTCGGCATTTCAACTCTATTCGGCATTTCAACTCTATTCGGCATTTCAACTCTATTAAGCATTTCAATAATCAAATCTTGTTTATTAATAGATATTTTTAAGTCTGCTGCAATAGTTTGTAATAGTGTATATACTTTTTCATTTGTTGAATCTTTCTCTGGAATTGTTTCTAGGATTGAAGAAAACCCTACTTTTTTATCACTTGATTTATTTATGATTGAGCTTGGATTATCATAAGACCGAGCAGCAACTATTTCATTTAATTTTGTATTTAATTCACTAGGATCGAATGGTTTATCTATTTCTTCATTAAAACTAATATCTTTTGGTTTATTATGATTTACAATCTTTATATAATCGGTCACTCCTTTTTGCAGATCTACTTTAATGTCAACATTTTGTAAACGAGTATGTTGAGATTCATATTTTAAATGTTTTAACAGTTCTAACATTTTACTCATTAATAATTTATTTTTTTCAATTAAACTCATTCCTGTGTTTTTAGAAATTTCACTAATAATAGTCTCATAACTTAAGTTTATTTGTTGAAACTTGCTATTAGAAATGTTATTAAATGCATTTGCTTCCATTAAAATCTGCCATATAAATGCTTTATTCTCATTTGATACAAAGTTATTAGCCATTTTATATATATATATATTTAAAGTAGTATAGTATTTATATTTTATAAAATATAAAATATAAAATATAAAATAATTAATTAAAAAGTATTTTTCTTAATGATTCTACTTTAGAATCCGGAATAATTTTTTTAAAATTTGGATAAGTATCTTTCTTTAATAATGAAATTATTATATATAATACATACATACCGCATTCTGTGTTTGTTTTTTGATGTTCCACTTTATTAATTATTATTTTAAATGGCATTCCTAATTCTTTACTTTGTTCATGTATTCTATTCATAAAAATAGTTACTTCTTTTGGAACTACAAATCCATTACTATCAAAAAAATAAATATATTGAAGATTAATATTTATAAATAAACAAATCCAATGAGAGCCATCACTAGTATGAGGATCGGTGTTTAAAACAATACCTATTTTTGTGAGACCTTTCTTTTTATATTCACTTATACTAAAATTACATAATTCATTATAAACGCATTCATTGGGATTTAATTTTTTATCAAAATCAATCGCGGATGGCCCAATTAATTTAAAACTAGAATATTTATATTCATATTGTTTTAAAACTTTTTCTATGTCATGATTTGTTAACCAAGTATTTGGGTTTTTTTGCCATTCTTTTGGCGAAGGTGGTGCAAATGTAAAATTTGTTAAATGTTTATCTAAATGCGCCGACATGAATGGTTGAAATAACCAACATTTTTCATTAGTGCATTTTTCTTTAAGATTTTCTGTTATAAATTTCCAAATAGTAAATACATCATTTGATTCAATTTGATTATTTGGATAATAATTATTCCATGCTTGTTTCATTTTAATTATACTTTTAGGCTCATAACAAGAATATTTTAATTTTTTAGTTGGACCACAATTTAATTTATATTGTTTATATTGTTTATTTTGATTTGATTGTTTTTTTTTTGTTTTTGTTTTTGTTTTTTTATGCATATATTTAGTATATATTTATTATATATATAATAAATATTAATTTTTTTTGATCCCTTTATTCCTTAATATTGGGTCGCTAATATTTATATCTTTTATTATTGGCAAGACTGGTTTATCATTAACATTATTAACATTATTAACATTATTAACAAAATTATCTAAATCATTATATTCTTTTTGTTTTATATCTTCATAATCAATTTGTTTAAAATAATATATTAATTGGGATGCATAATTATTAAAGAGTGATTCTAAGTTATTATTTATAAAGTCTCCGCAGCTCATATCTTTCGTAATTTGACATATTCGTTTTTTATAAAACTTAATATCTTTATTCAGTAAGTCATTAGAATTATTTGTTTTAATATGTATGCTAGGATTTACTAAATATTCTAAAGTTATTTTATTAATATAAAAATCCTTGTTTGCTTCGGGTATAGCTTCAGGTATTGCTTCACTATTACTCATATTAGTATAATAGTATATTACTATATTAGTATTTGTTATTTTTTAATATTTGACGAGTATCTTGATTAAATAGTGTTGATATATGAGATTCTATATTTGGATTATTTGGATTATTTATATTAGAATGAGTAGATTGTTTTGCATTTTTATTATAGGTTTTAATAGTATTTGATTTATATAATTCACTACTACTGTCAGGTACATATTTGGTATGAGGTGCGTGTTGTAATGCATATACTTGATTTTTTAATATAGATTCAGTATCTATATTATTAACATATTTACACCATTTACCATCTATATTACAAGTATTAGTATCACTTGTTGTACTATTAGTATTTTCATAATTTAATATTATTGATCTACAAGATTCGTTTAAAATTATATTATCTAATGGCATTGTACATACTGTAGACTGCGGTCTAGGCGAAATTAAAGCTTCTATATTTTCAAATTGCATTGTTCTTTCTAATATTCGTTTGTTAATATAGTTGCTATAATTGCTAGTATTACTTAAATTATATGAATCGTAGGAATTGTTTTTTATTTCCATATATATTTGTATAATAAAAAAAATATAAAAAGATATTATGATATTATTATTAATATATGTCTAGCATTTTTGCATTATTAAATCATAATCAAATAAAATTAACAAATACTATTATAGAAGATCAATCAAAAAAAGGTATTTTATCAGGTTCTGAATCTTCAAAAATATTTATTAGTAATAAAATCTTTTTATCTTGTTTATCTATTAATAAATTAATAAGTGAAAATGGATTAGATAAAAGGTCGGAACAACCTTTAAAATATAATAATAAAATTTTAATTTGTAATGGAGAGATATATAATTACAAACACTTGTATAAATTAATGAATATTAAAGCAACAACTACCTCTGATTGTGAGGTAATAATTCATTTATATGAAAAATATGGGATTGACTATATGCTTAAATGTTTAGATGGAGTATATGCCATTATTTTAATTGATAATGATCTTAATAAAATATTTATTGGAAGAGATAAATTTGGCGAAAGACCATTATTCTATTTAGCAAATAAATCAGTTTCAGAAACGTGGGATCCGACTCAAGAAAAAAATATATTAGGCTTTTCTTCTACAATGAAACAATTATATTTTTTTACACAAAATAATAGTGAATATACTTATAAGGGAGAGCATAATCTGGCAATTGAACCGTTTGATCCTGGTAGTTATATGGTATTAGAAAAAACTCCTAATGATAAGTGGTTTATTGCTAATCATAATAAATATGACAAGTTTAATTTAACAAGAATTACTCAACATAGCGAAGAAATAAATATGAATATCATCACAAATAATATTCATGATATATTTTTTGAAGCAGTCTATAAACGGATTATTACAACTACTAAACCAATTGCTTGTTTACTATCTGGAGGATTAGATAGCAGCATTGTAGCAGCATTAGTAAGTAAAATATATGATAAACCAATTCAAACATATAGTATTGGTCTAGAAGGATCAGAAGACTTAAAATATGCTCGAGATGTTGCTAAACATATTAAATCAAATCATACAGAAGTAATTGTTTCCGAAGAAGATTTTTTTGCATCTATAGTAAAAGTAATTGAAATAATTGAAAGTTATGATACCACAACAATTAGGGCAGGCGTTGGCAATTTATTAATTGCACAGTATATTTCTGAAACATCTGATGCTAAAGTAATTTTTAATGGTGATGGGAGTGATGAATTAATGGGCGGTTATTTATATATGAATTATGCTCCTGATGCATTAGAGTTTGATAAAGAATGTAAACGATTATTAAATGACATTAGTAGATTTGATGTATTACGTTCTACTATGTGTATTTCGACAAATGGACTAGAGTCGCGGTCACCATTTTTAGATTTAGATTTTATTGCCTTTTATTTTTCAATTCCAGCAAACTATAGATATGAAACTAATAAAAAACAAGAAAAATATTTATTTAGAAAAGCATTTGACAGAGATTATTTGCCAAGCAATGTTTTATGGCGTAAAAAAGAAGCATTTAGCGATGGAGTAAGCAGCAAAGAGAGATCGTGGCATAAAATAATTGAGGATTTTGTAACTAAACAAAAAACAATTAAATATGATAATACTATAGAATATACACATAATACTCCAGAAACAATGGAGCAGTTATATTATAGAACAATTTATGATAGTATTTATAAAAATCAAAGTCATTTGATTCCATATTTTTGGATGCCTAAATATGTTGATGCTGATGATTGTAGTGCTCGGTCTTTAAGCATATACAATATAGATAATATAGACAATAATGAAGCATCTATACTGGATGAGTATGAAGACGAGTTAATAATTAATTCGGAGGATGAAGAAGAGTTAAGTGAGATTAATTTAAATGATTAGTAATGATTAGTAATGATTAGTAATGATTAATAAAAAACTTTTCTAAATCTTTTAATAATTTTTCTCCATTTGCATTATGATTTACGTTAATATTATGTGGAATAGATGGCCCGTGTAAAAGTCCA